ATAGTCTGGTTCTTCTCTAAACTCAAATACACCTTCACCCACAAATCGCCAGCCATCTATCGCATTGTTGCCAAACTGTTCTTTACACCATTCAATACACGGGGTCCAACCTTGATATACATGTCCATTGATAGCATCGTGTCCCATGACAGGTGCTGATACACTGGCTATATGCCATCTATTATTTTTCATCACTCTTTTAATATTCTTATTAAATCTGCTTTAGCTTCATTCTGCCATTCTGTTAACCAAGGAGTATGATCACATTCATGTATATGAGCCATAATTCTTTGGCGGCCGGCATTTTCTATTGCCTCATACATAGAGAATCGCATGATAACATCACCGTGGCATTTGATTAAGATTATCATAGGATCGTCAGGATCATTTTCCCAACTATAATTATCAAATATTGTTACCCCACCCATTTTAATATCCACCAAGTAGCCTTTGCCGGATCTTTAAACTCTGCTATTATGGTTAATTTATTTGTATCTTCATTGAACCACACTCGCCATATATCTACTTCAGGACACATGGCATATAAGCGGTCATATATCTGATCTTCGGTTTCTTGGTCGTACAGCACAAAGCCCCAACACTCTATAATATAATCTACTATCCTCTGCGGTGCCTGCACTTCAGTCATTCCCATGTTCTATGTTTCTCCGCAACCCATTCCGTGCCATCGTATTCTTCTATAGTCCAGTCTACTCCATACGGGACTTCTACTATCTTGAGGGCAGCATAATCACCGTTTGCATCTGCACCTAATTCACGCACTATAGCAACAAGTACAGGATCATCTCGGGCAAGGTCACAACCATACCAATCGGGATCAGTAATGCCAGCACGTTTCTTAAACATCTCTATAGCTTGCCCGCTTAGACTAAACCCACCGTATTTGACATTAATCACAATACGTTGTATACCTTTGATCTCTTCGATCAGTTCTTCGTGTGGTGTTAGGTCATCTAAATAACTCATAGTTGTCTACCCTCTAGTATTTCGCATTCTTTAGTAAATCTTTTATTTGAAGAACCAATTCAGTATCACGTTTGAATTTGATATTCCATAGTTCAGGGTTAATATAGTCATAGATCAATTGTAGTTGACCTTGATCTAGCTTATCTAAAAACTCTTTACCACTAATGCTATGATATAAAATCCATGGGCTAATCTTACCGGTAGTTATGGCATAACATATCTTGTTACTATTACCATATCGTAAATAGTCATTAGAATTAATATTCTCTACTTCTGCCGCAGTCATACAATGTTCGATACTTCTACATACCGCATCAAATGCATCCTCACTTCTTAGATAGGAATAGAGAAACGTAGTATAGTTTTTATCTTCAGCCCAATTATCAATTTTAATACTATTACTCAACAACCAATCAGTATATCTGGCTATATTAATACATTTAATATCTACACAATAGTTTCCAAACTTAGTGAATGCAGTATAATAAGGGCTCTTAATGAAATCCTCATATGATTTTTGTTTCTTGTTAATCGTATGTTTTGCATAGAATTGAAGGAAGCTTTGATATCCTACCCTATTTCCGTGCTTATCTTTGTCGATCCATCTATGTTTAGTTTTACACATGTGACTAAGTAAGGTACGTTCACGCGTAAACTTACTATTACAAAATTCACATGCATATGATATCTTAGTTGCCTCGGTCGCGCTCATACGCTTTAATGTCATCATCGGTCACTAGTTGCGTTAATGTATCAATATCAGATTGCTTTAGGCTAGGGAAAGTTTTTGCCAAATAACATTTCTTCTTATGTTCCGTTACAAATGCCTCAGCAATTTCATTAATACTTTCTTTATCTGCCTTTGGATATACTTTGGTATAATATTCTTTAATATCTTTAATCGTTGCCGGCTCACGTAACCTAATTACACTTTCTTTTATTTGAGGTATATATTTGTGAAACTGTTTCTGTGGTTCCGGACTGATAGCACATAACATTAACCATTGCAATTTCGCATGATCATATACCTTTTCATTGAATAGAAATTTATTAGCAGCAGCATCGGTTGCTCTAACATAATATCCCTGAAGATCCTTATTACGTGTATCAATTGCGCTAGCCCATTTGACTAGGAGAAAGGGAACAAATTTCTTTTTTTGTTCCTCTGTCAACCGATCATAGAATCCATAATCTTTCCTATCTATTGCTTCTAATGCAGGAAACAATGGGAAATCAGTATTCTGAAATTTTTCTTCGGTACTTGTTTTTGGTTTAGCCACTAAAACACCTGTCTATAATCTATTACTTCACAATTGCGACTGATCTCCTTGACAAAATAAATACATCTAGGTTTTACAGTATCATCAATCGGTACACATAGAAACTGTCCATTCTTTAGTCTAGGGGCATACCAAGTAACATCGTGGTATATATCAGTAATATCTATATTCAAAAAGCTTGGTTTAAATGCACTTAATGGGTTAAACTCAAATGCTTTGAAACCTCGATCATTGATACTAGTTAAGGGTAAGGTTTCTAAATCACCCAATTCCGGTTCACCAATCAGTATTTGCCAATCAACTGGCATCTTTATTGCTCTATCACCGACCCGTAATACTAATGCCGGGCTATTGAAACTTTCCAAAAAGATTAAGGGTATATAATGATAATCTACGTTATGTGGATTACTATTGTCCAAAATAGCAAAACGTAAATCATCTACCTCTTCCGGTAGGGTCTCTAAATTGTAAAACATGTCGTCTAAAGTTAATATTCTCATGTGTATATTCTATATGGTTAGGTGTTACTTGTCAACCTTATCGGTAATGAAGTTTTTCCATATCGAAAGGATATTTAGCGTCTTTATAAAAGGTCTTACGTTGCGTTAAATGCCGTTTTGCAAACTTACAGCTAGAAGTGATATCCCAAATTTCTACATGGTCTTTATCATCTGCTTTGCGAATTCCTCTACCGATACTTTGAATAACACGGACAAAGGATTTACCTGGCTCAATAAGAATCAAATTAAAAATACGAGGTATATTAATACCAACCGCGGCTACTCCGTATGTAGCTACAATAATTTTATTTGTGCTGGTTGCAATTTCATCATATTCTTCTTTTCTATCTGATACTTTGGTTCCACCGCTAACGAATACACTATCGGGTATTCGATTGATTAATTCATGACCTGCGTTTACTCGGTCAACCAATACTAATGTATTCCCTGAATTTTTTATATTATCGATTAATTCGGCTATCTTATCTAGCCTATCAGAATCTTCTAATAGATGTTTTAGTTCACTTTGGTAATTAGTAAACTCTTTATCATCTTGTAATTGGACAATGTTAACGTGACATTGCGCTAGTACCCCTCGTTCTTGTAATTCACTTGCACTAAGTTGATTGGTTACCGGGCCCAATGATACAAAGATTGATTGACTTTCAAATTTTGCTTTTGGTATTGTACCGGTTAATCCCCAACGTATTGGTACTTGAGCAAATACGCCGGTCAGTAATGTCTTAAGGGCATCGGCCTTTGCCATATGTACTTCATCCACCATAACACATACTACATCTTCTATGAAGTCTCCAATAGATATATCCGCTTCGCCCGCTTTGGTATTCTTCAATAGATTATTTAAACTCTGCCAAGTACAAATAGTATGTTTCTTACCATAATCTTTTCGATCACCAAAATATACACCAACATCTAGCCCTACATTGATATAGTCTGCTTCAGTTTGTGTGACTAAGCTTTTGTTTGGCACAATAATAATACTGCGACCATACTTCTCTATGCTATAACTTAGCGCAGCAGTAGTAATCGTTTTGCCCGCACCTGTTGCTACCTCTTGTACACTTTGCGGGTTAGCTAAGAAATTATTAATTACTGTAATCTGATAGTCACGTAATTTAATAGGATTACCTTCATCGGGATGTCCTTTGGGCCAATTGCAATGGCTAAATGTACCCTCGGTCACTTGCGTGAATTCAAATGTGGTTTGATATTCTCTGGTATCCTCTAGTTCAATATCATATCCAATACGATCCAATATTGGAATGATCTCGGGCAATAGATTTATATATGTGCTACCACCTAAACTAAAATAACTTGTTTTACCGTTCCATCTACCTAATCTAACACTAGGCAAATATCTAGCTCCCGGAATATCATATTCAAACATCTTCATTAGAGATTTGCGTTCGGTTAATTCTAACCCCTCTAGCTTAACGTTTACCTCGTCCTTAACTATTATTTTACATTTTTTCATAGGATATCAATCTTATTAGTGTTTTTTAAACGTACAATCTTTGCGATCCGCCCAACAATACAATCAGATGTAAGATATGCCGACTTCATACCATATGATATTATTATTGGGAATTCAAATTTAGTAATATCTAATTTCTCTATCCCGGACGAGATGATATAGGGAATAGCATATTGTTCTAATCTAGTTACTATCTCGCTCATATATTCGGTTAGACGTACAAACCAATCATATAGAATAACTACATCCGGATTAACTAACCGAAGCTGTCTGATAATCAAATCTATATCACTTATCTCTATTTGTGCTGGGGCAAAGCTTAACGCAAATAATAAATCTGACAAAGCATCAGATGTATTGCCCATCTCGTTATTAATATTAACAATTAAATCATGATCTACTCGTATACCATAATAGGTTAATCTTGCGAGGGTAGCTAGCTCGGTGTTTAAAGTAATGTTAGATAATGCGATATCTAATGCTTCATTTGACGCTGCAATATATAAAGAGTTGTTTCTTTGTATAAGAGTAGGATCCCAATATTTAATATTATGATATAAGGCCACAGTATCCAATATATTTTTTATGTTATCACAAAAATTGACGTTATCATAGTTAGTGGACACTAGCTCAATCACCTCTCTTAAAGAGGTTTCTGATAATGCTATAGTCCAAACCTTATCTATAGGATTCCAATTACTATAAGGAAGGCTACGTAGATCGTTAACAAATTTCTTTTTGTATGGGCTACTTAGCTTAATAGAATCATTCTCAATTGATATCCAGGCTTCAGTAAAATTTGGAGAGCTAACTATAGGTGCAGTTTCCCATGATAATTCAGCTAGAGTATGTGCATTCAATCCATTTTTAGCTAACTGTTTTTGATATCGGAATATCAATCTATTAAGTAAGGTCTCTTGATTAGTAGTGATTGGATCACGTTTAGAGCATATATTATTGATAAATTTTTTATCGTATGAACCTAAATTAATAGAGGTAGAAAGATAGGTTATCAATTGCTCTTTTGTCTGAGGTTTTTCTGGCATCATGTATTATACTACTTATATATCTAAAATGCAAATAGATAGGTCTCCGATATAGCCAAAAAGGTAGGGGCAATTGCCCCTACCAAAAAGTATATTGACTACGACTACGACTTCATACAAGTAGCCTGAGTAAGCGTTTTCCAATTATCTGCGGAAATCTTAACCAAATCCGCAATCTTCAAACACATACGCAAGGACACTTCACGTAATTTTTCGCTATTGTCCTGCATGAAACTCAGGATCTCGCTGCACTGTTCCTCAGTGAAATTGTAGTTAAAGAACAGACCGCCGTCAGCATCACGATGAACCTGCTTGATGCGAAGCATTTTATCGCGTTCCGTATTGATCGTAAGGTCCAAATAGTGACAACGTGATTGTAGCGCATCCAAGTGAGCTTGGATTTTCTTGCTACGACGGTCACTAAAATTCAAGTTAGTAATGAAGATGATCGACCCGTTGAAGTTAAACGAGTTAGGGACACCCTCATCGCGCAGGATACGTGAATCTTTGTTCCAGCTAATACGACGAGTCTTGCCCGAATCCAACGCACCTTTCAATACGTTAAGCGCATCCTGATCTTCCCACACATCACAGTCATCGAACACCAGCACGTTTTTAGCATCACTAAACTTGTAGAGCAGTGCAAACAAGCCGATACCAGACATTGCACCCTTGACGATCTGAAAACGGGACCGACTGTTAGTGATCTTATCGAACATGCTAGCCTTCTCCATCTGAAGGTTAACACCGTGTGACTTACCAACTCCAGGCGGGCCAGTAACAATCATCGCACGTATCTGACCATTGATACATGCTTTGGACATTTCATCAAGAACCGCAAATCGCGTAGCAATACGGTCCATTGCTTCGACTTCGGATTCTGCTTTTTGCTTAAATTCTACGGTGTTGCTTGCTTGCATAATGTTCCCTTTAGGAAATTGAATTTGATCGATACCATCTACTTTGATTTTGACTTCGGGGATATCTACTGCAAAATGCCCCTCATTTTTAACAGTCACGTAGCCACCTTTTTTACCAGTCTTGAAACCCTTGACCAGCGTAAAAGTTTGATTGACTACGGGCTTGTTGCGATAAGAACCATTTGCAATTTTGATCTGTGTCATTTACTATCTCCGTTTCGCTAGTGTATGTGACTATTATAGACCCAACACCATTTAATGTCAAATATTTTTAATGACAATTTGACGCATCTGAGTGCAGTCCAGACAGCCTGAAATGAAGGAAAAATGTAAGTTGTTGATTCTATTAGCTTTTTATTTAAGTAGAGAAAACGACATACCGCGCTAAGTCATTGATTTATAATGAGATTTTATAATGACGCGACATTAACAAACCGAATAGTATCGCCGGTCATACGATCTACGATATCTACATTAGGGACAACATCATCCACTAATAGTGCATTAGATAGCCCCTGAAACCGGACCCAATTAGTAAATGCACCGACTTTGCCGCGGATGCTGATAAAATCAGTAAGACTATCAAAATGAACCCCGGTTAGGTTAGTATCAGCCTGCATGAAATCCTCAGTACTGGGGCAAGATTTGACCATACAATCTAGGCCTCGCTCTAGCGGGCGCCGATGCAACCGATCAAAGTCTGCTTTGTCCTTATCGTCCCAAACTGCGAAACTAAACACCGTAAAATTCGTCACATTTTGTTCTTTTAGGAACTCTCGGACTTTAGATGCATTGACTAACAGTCCTTCATCCCAAGAGGTGATGACAGTTTCTTCTAGGTCTAGAAATACAGTAAATTGCTTATTCATGCTAGTCCTTTAGTGTATGTGTATATTTTACACTAAATCGTATTTTGTGTCAACCACAAAAGGATTAAAGATTAGACGATATTTAGGTTTACCTACAATCATTTCAAGCGCATCCTCTAGAGGGACATTGCGGAATACCGTGGGTTTTTTAGAAGTAGGAAAGAGTTGGAGTACGACGGTAACGTATACAGGTCTCATGTTGATATTTATTCCTCATAAAAGAATATTATATCAAGAAACGATCACCTAGTCAATTAGATTACTTGATTTTTTTAACCTCATAACAATCTGCGGTTTTAGTAGAATGTTTAGTTTGCAATTTTCCAGCTAATACGATACATTCAGATTTGCTTGCCAAATTATCTACTACGATAGTGGATACAGCGCCGCCTGGGTTCGACGGGCTAGCTAAGATTACTGCAACCAAAACCCATACACTGATTTCCACAATATTATCCTAGGTTCGTAATGTTACTATCGCGTAATTTGAGTCGCAATGTTTCAATCTCCGCTGCGGCTTCGTCTAGCAGTTCAGCGATCCGATCTGGTTTATTTTCCTGAACACTTTTCCTTGTAGGAATTTGACGACGTATCTCGGCCCGTTTCCGTAATCTAAAAACAATATCTTGTTCATTCATTATTCAACTCCGAAATGTTGTTTAATCTGTTTAGACAATTTTTCAGCCTGAACCTGACTGCCTTTTGCCACAAGAGCAGGTCCAACTTCTTTTGTTTCAGTGACAGTATAAAATGTTTTGGCGTTTTCTTCGGCGGCTTGGTCGCACAATCCAACACATTCCTTGACAATCAATTTGGCAAACTTTGGCAAACTGGCATTATAATTTCCAGCCCATCCAATACCTTCGTCTTTGATATATTGAAAGCCAGCTTGTTTTGCAAGTTCTTTAATCTTTTCGTTCATTTTGCATCTTCGATATTTGCAAGAGTATCAAACAATGTTATCTTTTCTGCCACAATGTCCAGTTCAAGCAAATGCTTGTTTATACCATCCAACGTATCCTTCAAACGGTCGATATGTTCTTTTGAGAGACTTCGCAAAAATTGGCTGTTCCTATTGATTTCTTTAATATCAATTTCAAACCCCACACTAGTAATACGGTTTACTCCAAACCCAGCATTTTGAGCGAGGTGGCTATAGTTAAAACCCAACATCATTCTAATTTCATCTGCTGTGGCTTGCATCAACACTTCATCTTGCCCTACTTGTGCAATGACTTTCATCTTAATGCCCTCCCCTTGTAGTACCTTCGTGTGTCTCAACAAATTCTGTCACCGTAGTGTTTAACCGTGTTGCTAACAGGTGAGCATGTTGCTCATTTTTACATGTAACAACCGGGATACCTTCACTAAATGCTTCGTTGCCAAACGTCACAACAAAATCACCGGTAAGCAAACTTGTATATACAGTAAACCGACGCGGCATCATTTGTTTTCACTCTGTAATTCTTCAGCCACCAGATATGCAAACTTCTGGCAAAATACATTAAACCAAAGTTTATTCAACATATCCTCTGGTGCTCCGGCTTCAACGGCAATTGCTTTCAATTCGTCATTCATATCATATCCTTATATAACCAGCGGCGAAATCTTGTTGATACTGTTGTTAGAATATTTACACCAACAATAATAACAAC